CTACGATATAACCGGGATAGATAGCGGCAGCTTGGGATCGGTCACGGTTCTGAAACGCTCGGTTGGATTGGCATCAAAAGCATTCTATTACAACTCCAAAACCTATTTTATTGCAGTCCATGCATCTGATCTTCAAAGCACCTTTTTCCTGCTCGATACCACCGGGTTGATTGTTGGGAAACTCCACACCAGTGTCGGCGGAGGATTGGCCCCTGATTCTACGCTGCCATGGGTTACGGATGATGCATCAACAGGAATTTTTAAAATCCCTCTTCAGGTCAAGACCCGCCTGGTTAGTAAAAATGATGACATCTATTCCCTCAAAGGCATCTCCCTGAGTACCGTAGATTATACCCAAAGCTCCAGTTTCCATGGTACCGAGTTGGGGGAAAATTTACATATTGCCGGAGGGTTTGTCTCTGCCTATGACACCCAGACCATTGAAGAACATGGGTTTCATCTGTACCCGGAGGATGTTTCACAAAGTACCAATAATGGAGCTGGATCCCTTGCAGCAGGCACCTATCAGTACCGGGTGATTTATGTCTGGACCGACAGTCGTGGCCAGATCCATCGATCTGCACCATCGGTTGCAGTCAGTGCATCTCCAACGGGAGGATCCTCAACGGTCACCCTGACCATTCCAACCTTGCGCCTCACCGATCATTCAGGAGTCACATGTGAGGTTTACCGGACCATCACCCTCGGAACCCTCTTCTATAAAATCGGATCGGTTGCAAATGACACCACAAACAATTCGGTAACCCTGGCTGATGCGGGTGCCATCACCGATGACAATCTCATTGCAAAACAACTGCTTTATACGAATGGGGGAATTGTTGAAAACATCTCCCCGCCTGCAACCTCCGTGATGGGAATTTTCAACAATCGGCTTTTTGCAGTCTCATCTGAGAACCCGAAGTTGCTTTACTACAGCAAAAAACGGCAAGCCAAGTCTCCTGTGGAATTCAGTGATGTTTTCTCCATTGTCATGAACAAGGCTGAGCGTGTGACCGGACTCATGGAGATGGATGAAAAGTTGGTAATTTTTGAACCTCAACGAATTTTCTATATTACAGGAACAGGGCCAACGGATGCCGGATTGCAGAACAGTTTTTCAGAACCTCAGCTGGTTACTGGAGATGTCGGATGCACCGGAGTTGATAGCCTCATCCTCACCCCTCTGGGGATCATGTTTAAGTCCCAGAAAGGGATCTATTTGTTGGATCGTAAAATGGAAACGATCTATATCGGGGCCGCGGTGGAAGCATACAATGATGAAACGATCAGCAGCGCCGTGATGGTCAAGGATTATTCACAAGTTCGATTCACCACTCAGGCAGGCCCTTGCCTGGTCTATGATTTTTATTATGGGAAATGGGCCACCTTCACAAACCATAGTGCCACAGGTGCAGTCATCTGGGATGGCACTGATAAATACTGTTATCTCAGAACCTCCGGGGGCCTCGTCTATCAAGAAAGTGATTCCTACCAGGATGTTGATATGGCGATTGTTCTCAAACTCACCACGGCCTGGATCAAAACAGCTGAAATTCAGGGACTGCAACGGGTCCGCAGGGCCTTGGTTTTAGGAGATTATAAATCCAATCATATCCTGGAAACCCGGATTGCTTACAATTTCGAACAGTTTTTCAATGAAAAGCACTCATTCAATTTCGCAGATGCAACCGGGTTGAACGAATATGGAGATGAATCACCGTATGGATCTGAATACTATGGTGCAGGGACGAACCTGGTTGCAGACGGCGTTTACCAGTTCAACATCCACCTGGCCCGTCAGAAATGTGATTCGGTACGTTTCCGATTTCAGGACACTGTTTCCTCAGATCCTGGCCAAGCTTACTCCATCACGAACCTCATGCTGGAGGTCGGCATGAGAAACACATTTGCATCACTTCCTCAGCAAAAACTGGTCTAAATGGCTTACTCAATGAATCCAACAATGTCCGAGGCCGAGCTGCAACGCCTGGCGCAAATATTACAAGAACGTGGTGAGGGTCTTGCTGCGATCAACCAGGGTGAGGCCGATCTGCTCGAAGCATTTGGAGGATCCGGGAAGCCGATTGGAGGGTACGGGATGGGACCAGGGGGTGGACCTATACGGAGTTATGAGGATTTTGACCCATCAAAAATGTATACAGATACCACGAATACAACAGTATCGCACACCGGAGGGGCAGCAAATATAGGTGATCTTAGTGACACCGGGGGTGGCGGAGGTGGTGATGGTACAAGTTTCGGGCAGACGGGTACGGGTATAAACACAGGGAAATACTTCGCGGGCCTTAGTGGGTGGTTCACCCCTGAACGGTGGAAAGAGGTATATGGTAATTGGCCAGTTGGTTATACACCACCTGTCAAAACCAAGACGCCCGGACAGGGGGTGGTTGGTGACCTTAGCGACCTTGGACAGAAGGGGGAAAAGGATGACTGGCCTGAGAATATTAAAATATTAGATGATGGCACCATCCTCACCAAAGTGACCAATGAAAATGGAGATGTCACCATCATCTCAAGTGGTGGCACTAATCTGAGTGGAATCGACAACCTTGATGATGCTGCAATAGTTGTCACTCAACAAAAGAATCTCACCGACACAAGTGGAGCCGGGAACGGTGACTCCTTACTTCCACCACCACCCAAATACAAAGACAAGTTAGGCAACGAATACAAAACCAAGAAAGAAGCTGAGGATGCAGATGACGAGATTGATGCAGAACGTACGGATCTCAAAGACAATTATTTCAATGCTCTTCTGACTGATGACACCTGGGATGTCCTGAAAGCAAAGGGGGAAATCCCAACCTTTGATTACCTGCCTGAATCAGAGGTTGAGTCTGCATTCAAGACTAAGATGACAGTGGCCACCGATGAAGGACGCACTGAAGTTCCAAAAATGGTGGAACTACTCACGAAATATCTGCAAACCACAGATCCGATAACAGGGACATACATCAATTTTGACAAGTCTTATGATCAGTTCATTGCACAGATCATTGCAGATAATAATAACACATTACCAATCAACCGATTGAGTGAACCCACGCTGAGGGCAATGTGGGAAAAAGCAATGTCCAAGGCAATGAGGAAGGAAGCATTTGAACTGACTCCTGCTGAGGTCGCAGAGTTTGAAACGGCTGCACCTCAGATTGCAGCATCCGACAATTTTAAAGAATGGTGGGCAGGTCAAGGTGGTGTGAATGGATTGTATAAAACAGAGGCCGAGGCCAGAGTCGCATGGGAAGGACAACAGGTTACTGGTGCGACTGCACCAACCATTGGAACTATTGACCCAGCAACCGCACCCACGGTTGGAACAGTGGATGAGCCTGACGAGGTGACTGTTGATACCATCACTGCCCTCACAATGGATGATATTGAAAGCATTGGTGATCTGGATGAAGTCGCGGATTATTTCCTGGACCGGATCAAAGGTGCATCCACAAGCCCGGCGCAGCAGCAACTCAAAAGAACAACAGAACAAAACCTGAAACAGTTGCTTGGACTCCAGGCCGGAGCAGCGGCTGATCCTGCACGGATCCGCCAGCTTAGAAACATGTGGATGTCCACTCAACAGGAAGCAACAGGCCAAGCCGCAGAGTTGAGATCACAGGAAACCATAGACGCTGAAAAAGCCCTCATTGAAGTTTACCGGGTCAAAGGCACCATGGAGCTTCAGGTGGAGCTGGCAAACCTGGAAACCAGACGCCAGAAGGCGATGAAGGATGCAGAGTTTGCACAGGCAACCGAGTTAGCCATTCAACAGACGGCACTCACCAGAGTGATAACCCAGGCAACCATAAATCAGAATACTGCTCTTGCAAACCTGGAAGCGCGCCGGATCAAGGCCGTGGAGCAGGGTAAGCTCAACCTTGCAACCAATCTGGCAAATCTCCAGAAGGATCTGGCTATTGCCCAGATCAATGCCAATCTCAGTCTCCAAAGTAAAGCCATGGACCAGGCCCTGGCGATTGCCGCATACAAGGGTGATATGGCTGCACAGGAGCTTGAGGTGACCATCGATCTGGCAGAAGTCCAGGCCACTCTTACAAAGATGGGTTTTACTCTACAGAAGGATCTGGCGGAGCTGGATGCCGAAACTCAAAGATACATTCATGAACTTGGAGCAGCCTGGAACCGGGAGAATAATAAACAGAAACGTGATGATACGATCCTGGCCTCTCTGATCAGCCTTGCAGGAACTACACTTGGATCTTATGCGGTCTGGGCAGCTCCGGGTTCCGACATTCGGATGAAAAAAGATATACGCAGCGCGGATTCTGAAGTTGAGGGATTCCTGGATGCTCTGAATGCCTATCAATACCAATATAAAAACCCTAGCAAACCCTATGCGGAACCCGGTGCCTTTGTTGGAATCATGGCCCAGGATCTGGAGAAAAGTTCAATGGGTAAATCCTTTGTAAAGGACACCCCTGAAGGCAAGGTTCTCAATATGAACCATGGCCTCGCGGCAATCCTGGCAGGACAGGCAAATATAAACGAAAGATTAAGGGAGTTGGAAAATGGCCGTTGAAGATGCACGGGGAATGTATGAATTCCTAGTCAGTACCAATCAGCTCAATCCAGAGCTTGCAGCGCACCAGCAATTGATTGCCAGGTTTGGATCTCCAGAGCAACCGATGCCCTCAGCTGAAGGCGGCACAGATCCGAATGTCCAGCACTTCCTGGATCTCATAGCACAAGGTTCACAACCAGCAGGACCGGATTCAGAATTTGCATCTGGTCGATTCATGGAAGATCCGCCGCTGCTGGAAGGTGACGCGGATCCGATTGAAGAGAATATGTTACGCCGGAGAGATAAAAGGGATATTGGGACTTCAATGCCAAGCCGGGATGAAAGGCAAATCATGGCAACAGCACCAGGTCAAAGCCTGGAAGAGTTACAACTTGCAGCACCTGGTGATTTTCCAACTCCAACCGAAATGCAGGAGGCGTATGATTCCGGCAGCGTCTTGACAAAAGGAGCCAGGGACACCGCCGGATTGGGTGCGTTGGGAATAGGGGCTGTTCCAGTAAAATCGTTAACTGAAACCGAAAAGCTACTGGAGGACAAGCCGAAGGTTATTGAAGAGGCCGCCGAGGCTGAGATTGTTGAAACAGAGGATCAAGGTTTTGCTGCACGGTCTGGGATGCCTATGCCTACGAGCCAGATCGGGGATTTCAGAACCAATTACACCACGGCAGTCAAAAGAAACATTTTAACCCCTAATGCCGCGGATAGCGCACTCAAAGCCATTGAGTTTGTTGAAACGTATTACAACTTCATGTTTGATGAATTCAAAATCGACATGGATCTCGATGCCCTCACCAAAAACGTAGACAAAGAAATTGGAGTTTACACAACCAAGATCGATGAAATTGCCCAGGAAGAAATAAGTCCGCCCTTCGATGGTGACACCACCCGGACGGTCCTGGCCGTGATAGGCGCAGCACTCGGAGCAGCAGCTGCCACATTCGGTGGAACACCTAACTATGCAATGCAGATCATTGATAAGGCAATTGACCGGGAGCAGCAGCGCAAGCTCAAGACTAAGGAAATGAAACTGCTTTCTGCAAGGGAGCAGCGCCGGATCCTCCAGGAGCAACGTGGCCAGATGATTCAGTTTGCATTAAACAAAACAAACCAGGCGATTGCAGCAGCTGGGGCCAAAGGTCAAGCAGCTCAAGCACTGGCATCCTTGAAAATGTTACAGGCCCAGCTTGAGCAAGGCGCACAGCAAAACATTGATAATCTGACTATCAGCGCCATGAAAAACTACATTTCAATCCTACCTCAGATGTGGATGGCGCAAGGCAAGAAAGGAAGGAACTACATCGATGGGCTTGGGGTGATCATGGGTAATCCTAATGAACAGGAAATGAACCAGATCAAAAAAGAAGGTCGGCAAATCTCAGGAGCCTACTATGAAATAATGAGAAACAAGCAAAAAGCCTTTGAGATGCTTGATAAGTTAGACAAAGCGGGCCTCGTGGATACTACAATTCAGTCTGGGATGACTATAAAAGGAGTGAAAGGGCAAGAATACAAAGCCCTGGAACAAACGGCCACCTCCATATTCCTGAAGTTCAAGAATGATATTGCCAAAGTCGGGCAAGCTATGTCGGCAGCTGAGCAGGAATTGGTTCAAAGGCTCCTGCCACAAACCACGCTGGCCACCATCACCCTGGGTGAGCTAAGAACATCATTGGAGGGATTGGACACCATCATGTTGAACTCCATCTATGGTTTCCAAAAAGGCAGCGGGTTGATGCCTGGTCCAAGTGATCTTAATTTTCAGGAATTTTATGGCGCACCCTCCCAGCAGCAGGTTCAACCAGTTCCAGGCGTTACTAAAGTTGCAGATTAATGGCTAGACTCTATTCCTACCGGGATCAAACGGGCGTCACTGTTGCAGATGAACGGGTCCAGGATCTAATTGCATCCGGGGATTACTCATTCATCAAGGGCCAAGATATATTTTTGATTGGTGCAGATAACGCCCTGTATACAGTACCCGCCGAGAATGCCCGCGTTGCACTGGAAGCCGGGTATACCTATGCACCAGAATCTGAAAAAGAAACCAGGCTGCTTCGTAAAGAAATCCAGGATGATCCTCTGAGTGAGGTGAAATCTGGAGCGTTGGGATTCGCCCGTGGGCTTACGTTTGGATTGTCCGATGGTGCGCTCAAAGGTTTGGGAATGTCACCTGATGAGATCCGAATGTACCGGGAAGAGAATCCGATCAGCTCCACCACCGGAGAGATTGCATCCTTCTTTGTCCCTTACCTTGGAACGGGTGCATTAGCCAGAGGAGCCGGGCGTGTGGTTCAGGGGGCAATGAAAGCCAAGGGCGCAGCAGCAGCCACCAAAGCTCCAGGCATTGGAACCTCAGCACAAAAATTATTAGAATCCCGCCCATTGATGGGGGCCGCCGGAGGGGCTGCCGAGGGTACAGTTGTCGGATCGATGTATGCGGCCAGTGATTTCATGCTCGATGATGAAAAGAATTATGGCCTCTATGCCGAGCATGTCATGGCTGGAGCTGGCTGGGGTGCAACAGCTGGGGGTGTCTTAGGGGGGATCAGCAGCGCCTTGGCGAAAGGCCAGAGCAAACTGACTGAGGCGGCCAATTTCCGATACTGGAAAAGCCTTGATCCAAGGCAGCCGGAGCTGAACCTGGTCACTTCCAAGATGGGATATCCTGAACGTGTCGAGGAACTGGGTGCCTTCATACGATCCATGGACAAGCAGGGCGTCATCAAGAACCTCGGTAAACATGAAGAAACCTGGAGGGAGATCAATGAGGAGCTGCTGCCAGCCTATGGCCGTGATATTGGAACCATCATTAAATCCATCACGGACAAACAGAAAAACCTGAAAAGTGAAATTGCAGATTTGATGTTTGACCCGCGTGTGGTTGCTGATGAAATGCGGGACCAGATTCTTAAAAAGATGCTCCAGAAAGGAGTAAGCACCGACCCTCGGATGTTGGCGAAGATTAAGCGGGCCGAGGAGTCAATTGATGCATTTGAGGATCTTGCATATAAAAATGTCCACCCGGTTCTCAAGCAGTTTAAGATTGGCAAGACCCTCACCTTTGAAGAATCAGAAGCACAAAAAAAGATTTTCCAGAAGTTCCTGGCCGACTTCAAAAAGAATCCAGATGATGCAGATTATTACAATGTCATGGCAGGGATCATCCGGGAGCGAT